TTGGATCAAGCAGATGCCAGAGTATCTCCATAAGGTTGACCCTTCTCAGAAGGGTATGGAGCATCCGACTGGGTGTACGCCTCGCGGCCTGGAGAAACTAAGCTTTGCGGTGAAGGGTTGCCCACCCCCTGAAATCGAAATGCCTGTCTATGCTGGCATTATCGGCGAGGAGGGTGCGCGGTCATTCATCGCGATCTGCCACGCCGGACGCTCAATCAACATTGACGAGGCGTTGGTTGATCCTGATAACGCGCCAATCCCTAGCGAAGTTGGGCATCAGTTCGCCACGGCATCGTTACTGATACGCCGTGCGAATAAGGACAATTTCGCTAACGTGGTGACTTATTTGTCACGGCACGGCGAGGGTGGCTGGACTAGCCCTGAGATCATGGTGTTTGTGGTGGAGGCAATCAAACGGCGTGTGCCGATTGTTGCAGAGACGGCGACCTATCGGGACTGGTCGTTGAAGTGGGCGGATATCCGCTCGTAAGGACGGTGCGAGGGCTAACAACCCTCGTATCTATCAGCACATCAATCTGGTGTGTTGATAGATGCGACAGCATCAATTGGTCAACAAATATTTGAGGTGACGCTATGACAACGCAACGCAGAGAAGTACCGCCGCTGATCGAGGGCAACACCTTGGTTCGCATCAAGGTGCGGAGTTGGACGGGACAGGCGAAGGACAAGAAAGCGTCCGACATGCTTGCCTCAACCGCTGCCACCACAACCAACTGGGTCTGGGGCAACGTCAAGATCGTTGACCCTGCCGTGCTGGCCTCGATTAAGACGATCAAGGGTGCAGTGGGGAATTACCTTAGAGGTACGTCCCCGTCTCCCGTCGATGGCTCGTACCTTGTGGGTGGGCTCCCCGATTGGGACAATGGCTGGCGTTTGCTGCCCAATGCCTTAAACGAGAAAGTCTGTCGTGCTTTGGGTGAGTTCTTATCTCAATTCGAGGTTGAGGTTGAGAAAATCCGCAGGGCTTTGCCCGACGCATTGGAGAGAGCGAGAAGGGAGAACCCCAACTTAGCCAAGGATGTTGACGTTGACGAGATCATTGCGAACAAGTTTGAGTTCGATATCAAGCGCTCGATAATCACCAACACTGAAGACATTCGAGTGCAAGGCTCCGAGGCGTTTATCGACGCCGTTAAGGCAGATGTTCGGAAGGCCCAGTCCGATAAGCTATCGGACATCCAGACGCATTGCGCCAATACAGTGGTGGACGTTGCACGGCATCTCGCCAAGAGTTGCGCCGACTACGACCCTGACAGAAAGGGTAGGGCCACGTTCAGGGATAGCACTATCGATAAAGCGCGTGACCTTGTCGCGATTATCCCGACGCTCAACATCAGCAATGATGCGCGTATCGACAAGGCCGTGTCCGACTTGGTCGGCATCATCGGCAACAAGTCTGGCGATGAGTTGCGGGACAACGACGAGACCCGCAAAACTGTCGGTGAGGAGGCCAGCAAGTTGGCCGACAACATCGACAGCCTGTTCAATTAATCAATTGAAGTGCATTTGCACTTCTAATTAATGAGGTGACGCTATGACTGACTATTTTTCAATTCGCGATCCTGAAGTTGGGCGCTTGATCAAGCAGCGCTCGCGCCTTGGTAGCCGCGCGTCTGGGTACGCTTCCCTGATATTCGGCCTACCGTTTGTCGAGACAGAAGCAACCGATACGATGGCAACTGACGGCAAGAATATATTCTTTAATAGCACCTTCGTTCGCAACACGCCTGACCATGAGTTGCTGGGTGTGTTGTTACATGAGGCGCTGCATGTGTCGCTTGGACATCACCTGCGTCGGGGCAACACCGACCCTAAGATTTGGAATGTGGCCTGTGACTTTGCCATCAACCTGATTGTCAAAGATTCCAAAATGAACCTCCCTGATGGGGCGCTGCTTGATGAGCAGTACCGTGGCATGACCGCTGATCAGATTGTTCGCGCCTTGTCGAAGGATGAAAACGAAAAGGGTGAGGGTGAGAAGGGCGAGGGTGAAGAGGGCGAGGGTAACGGCGACAACGACAAGCCATCTGGTGCGCCTGAGAATTTCGAGGCAGCGGGTGAAATCTGGGATGCCACCGACGATGACGGCGATCCCTTGGGCGGTAAGGAAAAGGCTGATGCTGAGGAGGAGTTGAAGCGTGACATTATCGTCGCTGACGTTGTCGAGAAGGCAACGGGTGCGGGTACTATCACTATTGACGGCGGTGTCCTCGATCAAGCCAAATCGGCCAGCGTTGACTGGGTTGAAGCGCTTGCGGATTTCCTCGATCAGGCATTCGGTTCCGAGCCGACGTTTGCCAAGCCAGCGCGGCGTCATCTCTGGACGGGGAATTATTTTCCGAGCTATCAGGGTGTAGGCGGTGGCGACCTCGTTATTGCAATCGATACAAGCGGCAGCGTTTCACGCGATGAGGCGCAACAGTTCGCTGATGAGATCGATGCGATCCGCGAGAATATACAGCCTGATCGCACCGTGGTTATCTATTGCGATACGGCAATCCAGCGCAATGCTGAGACTGGCGAACAGTTCGATGAGTTCGACAGCTTCGAGGATATTGTGGTGCGTAATATTAACGGCGGTGGCACACGGTTTGATCCTCCCTTCTCATTAGTTGAGCAAGAGGGCTTCGAGCCAAGCGCCTTTATCTACTTCACCGATGGCTACTGCCGAGTGGGGAAGGGAACCGCCGACAAGGCAACCTACCCAGTTCTCTGGGCAACGACAGGCGTGGAGCCTACCTTCACGCAAGGCGAAGAGTTCGGGGAGATCGTCGAGGTCTCCCTGAACTAACTTATTCGGGGGCTAACCTCACGGTGGGGTTGACCGCCGCAAGTCCCACTCGCCGCCCCCATATTCATAGGGCGGGTGGGGCATCAACCATCAAACTGATGATAAGTCATAAGGAGGATCAGATGATTATCGAATTGGAACCCTGGGAAATAAAATTATTGCGTGCAGGACTCGGTCAACTTAAAAAGCGAGCGGAAAAAAATAAAAAACGCACTCCTAATTTTATACCTGAGCATGGACACAACAATGTTAATGATTCTCGATTGAAGGGAATTAGAACATTGATGGAACGACTTCAATACAATGATATGGAAAATAGAGAACTCGGGTACTTTTGTAAATTGGCTAATCAGAAAGAGAGAGCGTATGTGCGACAGCAGCTACACCAACTAACTTTATCCAGGGACATAAGTTTAAATCGTATCGCTGAAATGGCCGGAATTAGTAAGACAAGCCTCTACGATATGTACAACATTGATCGACAACATGTGCGAAACAGAAGAACAATGTTCAATAAATTATATCAAGCATTCTGGGAAATAAAACCATTCAATCAGGATGTCAAAAGTGGTATTGACCAGTAAATATTTGTGAGGGCGCTTGGTGCGACAGGGATACAGCGTCTGGTGTGGATAGATAATTGCGATTATCTCTAGCCCAGATGAGCGGCGAAAGAACGAGTCTGTAAATAGTTCTGAGTTGCTCTCTGTTGTGGGTTCGATTCCCACTGCCCCCATTTAACATTAACCAGTAAATATTTGTGAGGTGACACTATGACTGAAATGAAAACACTCGAAGACGCAAAAGCGGACTGGCTGTACGCCATAAATAGCGATGGCGGACACTGCCCTTGTTGTGACCGTTGGGGCAAAATTTACCCGCGCCACTTTAATTCCAGCATGGCGCGCGCCTTGATCTGGCTCGTCGGGGAAGGACGCAAGTGGACCGACGTACCAAACACCGCGCCCAAATGGCTGACGCGGACCAACCAACTGCCCACCGTTCGATGGTGGGGGCTGGTGGTGCGTCGAGAGTCTGAAGACCCAGCCGTCAAACATAGCGGAATGTGGTGCGCAACGCAGCGTGGAATTGACTTCGCGCATGGCCGCATCTCCGTTCCTGAAAAAGTCTACACCTACAACGCCGAAGTCCTGCGATTTGGCGAGAAACACATAAGGATAGAGGAGACCTTCAAAACCAAGTTTGATTACGAACAGGTGATGCTGCCCGTTACCGCTTATCTGGGCTTGCAACCTGATCTGTGGGGCCGTGATTAAAATTGACCAGCAAATACTTATGAGGTGACTTATGTTGTTAGAACTAACTTACGAAATTAACCCAGAAACGCACAAAAAACGGTCTGTACGCAAAAAGAGTATTGAAAGGGGAACCTCATGCAATCAAAAAGGGAAAAGTTAGATTATCAAAATAAATATAATCGTGAACTTAGGGCACAGCTTCGTGAACTACGGGATGAACTGCCCCAAAACGCGCACGCCAGCGCGTTAGCCAAAGCAAGGCGCAAAGCCTTGGACCCTGAATATGTAATGTTGCGGGGTCGAGACAACGCTAAAAAAGCAAGGCGCAAAGCCAGGAAGTTATGCGCTACGCCACCATGGATAGATCATGCAGCGATAGCGCGGATATATAAGAAGTCTAGCCAACTAACGGCACAAAATGGCATACAATATCATGTTGATCACATAGTGCCGTTGCAGGGTGATGAGGTTAGCGGATTGCACGTTCACACCAACCTGCGAATTGTTCCGGCTCATATAAACAATAAGAAGGGCAACAGGTTTAACAAGCAAATCAAAGCATATGTTCTTAGGTTGATGGCACGGGCATGACATACGCTGGCAAAGGAGCAACAAAACAAAGAGAGGTGACAACATGACTAATGATCCACTAGCAATTCCAGATTTCTTGCGTGTGTTCAACATCCGAAAAGATGTGTTGGATGCAGCCATCAAAGCTGTCAGCAAAACTGACGATGAGGAACTGACACAAAAGTTGAAGAACATTTCAACTCCGCCGAGGTTTGGGGGAATTAAAACTGAACCGCAGGTGGACGACATCCCGACAAATAAAAAAGTTCGGCTGACACGGAAGCTGAAAGAAGACACCGCAATAAGAATTTGCCAGCTAATCGATGATGGACACAACACCTATGCACGATTGAAAAAAATTATTTCAGACGAGCGGGTGTTGAAATCATCACTGAGGTATGGGCTGACGCATAACATGCACGGTGTCAAAATTGTAAAAACATCGCCAAAGACCTATGGCGTGGAGAGGAGAGAAAAATGACTTTAAGGAAGAGGTGGCACGAAGAGCAATCTGATATCGAGGGCAGGGAGTTCCTGTCTACTTTTTTATGTGGTGGCGCACTGGGTTTCCTACTCGGGATAGGTGTGGCGCTGTATTTGTTCAATATTTATCTAGGGGGTGGCTAATGCTTAGAGATGTAGAACTGCCGATTTTCCCAGAGATTTGCGTGATCCACAAGATGGATAAAAACCTTGGTGTGGAACCGCACGAATTGCCATTCTTGATGCAGTCTTTGATTGTAAGGGGATGGATTTGGCAGATGCCAGCTAAATACCAGCACATGGCCGTGCAAATGCTAAACGCAGGAGTGATTGCAGATGTTAAACCCGAGAAGGAACCTGAAGAAATGGATAAAAAGAAAAAAGTTTGCGTTGAAATTGCTGTCAGAGATGGTCATGTTGCAACCATCAAAACGAGTGGTGAGGTCATTGATGTCAAAATCGTTGACCACGACAACACCACCACCGTCTGTTACTCATCCTACGGTGTTGACGGCAACCCCATCTGGGTTGGAGACGATACCGTTGAAGAGGACGGTGATACAGAGCTTGAGGAAGGTTGATGCTCTTTGGGAAGCCTATGAAAATGCCTATGACCCCGAAATCAAATCGGAATGGATGTCAAAAATCCGCTCCTATCAAAGGACACAGAAATGAAAGTTAACATCACCATCACGCTTGACCCAGACATCATCGCATGGCTCAGTCATCATGCGGCAGAGGAAGGTCGCACGACATCAAATTTTGTAAATCAACATTTTCGTTCTGAGTTGAATCAGCGCAGCGAAAATGAGGGAGAAATCCATCGTAACACCGAGTAGTGTTCGCTGAGGGCGTCCAGACCTTTTCTGAAGTGTGGCAACAAATCATCATCTATTTCGATGGTGTTAAGCATCACGCCGATGATTAGGTCTGGGGTGCCTCTCTTTGTACTCTTTTCCAACGCGCGCATAGCGTCCACAACTTTACCCAAGGCACCGATAAATCTACCAGATGCCTGATCCCCCCCGACTTGCAATCGCGTTAGATTGGCTAGACAAGATGAACTGCCCTCAACCGATTGCACATCCCCCCCAAACTTTTCTCCAGAGAAATGCTGCTCTATCGATATTTTATCTTGATTAAGAAGCCTGTCGAGTTGACTGCCATCAAGAACCCTAAGCCTCAGCCTACCGCTGTTGGCATTTATTTGTTCCAGTCGTACTACGCGACGATGCGTTAAATTAACACTACCGTAGTCGCTTGGTTCAGATTTCAACTGCTTCAAATTCTTCTTGTTCTGTTTCCTCATACGTCCCTGTTGCGATGTTATATTTCAGATTAATACTGCCTAGTCTTCCGAGCCATTTCCACCTCATTTTCCAAGTCGTTATTTCTGTGAGCAGGGTGTTTTCGTCTTTGCGAACAGTAATTCCCACATCAGATTTGGCGAACCAACTTGCAGACCCAGCGATATCCCAGCCCGTCACACGCGGATAGTTGCCGTCATTCTGGCGGTACATCTTTGCTGGATGCGCGACAAACATTACACTCGCATCATACCGTGCTGCCCAGTTTCTGACTTTGGTGAGCATGTCATTGATGGCAGATGCTTCGCTCGTCTTCTTGTTTTCATTGATGATGTAGTTGAAGGGATCGATGATAAGGTTCTTACATCCACGCATTGCCCCAGCAGACGCAATTTCAAGAATGTTATCTATAGTCGAATTAATCTCGCCTTGCTCAACAAATATGAAGTGGTCGTTCACCCACTCGATTGCTCTATCGCGCTCTTCTTCAGTGAGGCGTGGCATGTCGCCATCATAAAAGGGCTTGGCTGTCGCCTTTTCAATTAGCTTAATGATGTGGTGCGCTGGCGGGTTCTCAAAACTTACTACAATGTGCTTCCAGCCGTGTAGTTTGCTGAGGTTAAACATTATTTGGTCAGCAAATTCTGATTTACCATGCGAGGGCACACCCGTAATGAGATATAAGTTCTTGGGTGAAATCGTGAACAGGTTATCAAGGCTTGCGAAGCCCGTAGACAACCCCTTCCCCTCACCCTTGGCGTAAAGTATCTCTATCTGTTCCCTAAACGAATCCGCTGAATGAAGCCCGAATATCGGAAACGGTTCAGCCTCATCAATCGCATTCGCTAGAGCGGCTTTCCCTAGATTGATTAAGACATCGTTTGCATCTTTACACCCGTCAGGCCAAGTGACTTTATAGCACTTGGCTTTGTCGCATCGCCTTGCTAGTTCCTCAGCAAGAGCTTCTCCTTGCGAATCTCCGTCGCACGCTAAAATTATTTTTTCTGCTGCTAGCAGCTTCTCCCTGGCATCCCAGACATAAGCAAATTTCTTGTCCTCTGTCGGGTCAATCTGTCCGTCTTTCACCGCTAATGGTGCGCCGTTTGGCACGCTAACTGGGTTAGAAATACCAGCCTCTAGCAGTGAAAGGTAGTCAAGCTCACCCTCACAAATAACAATTGGCTCGCCAATCTTTACCTTCTCAATGCCACAGAAGGTTCGTGCTGCGCCCTCCTGTGTGAAATGTTTCCCCTCAACGCTGCGATACTTGACCGCGTAAATTTTGTTGCTCTCATCGTGGTAGGGGAACCCAACACAAAGCATCTCTCCCACATCTCGGATGTATTGGTTGCGTGAAAATACATCTGCCCCCACCAAGGTATCTGAAGACAATCCTCGCTGACTGAGAAATTCGATTGCTTCTGTGCTTAAATTTTTATTCTGCGGTGGCGGTGTGAACTTCACCACGTTATGGGTTTCTTCTATTTTGCCACCGTCTTGCCACGCGCAATGTTGGCACATCCACACAACTGAACCATCCTCTTTGACGCCGACACTCAAATCCTTGCGTCCCTTTTTCTTTCGCTGATGCGAACACTCTGGACAAACATCCCTATATTGCCCGGCTTTTTTGAAAGAGTATCTTTGGATGATGGTGTCTCTCATTTTGTTTTTTCCTTCGCTCGCTGAAGCCATTTTTTCCCACGGATGCAGCCTAAGTCCCGTAGGACTTTCCCTGCCTTTATCACATATTCTGGTTTAAAATCTGCCATATCGCAGATTTCGTGAAAGTAGTCTGTCATTCCACGCATCCAGACCTGAGCCTCTACGCGGACTCTGGGGTCTTCGTTAGCGCAATCCTGCAAAGCTCGCCAAATAACTGCTTGCCACAGTCTTAACTCAGGCGATCTTGAGTCCGATGTGCGCTCTTGGCTGCTCTCTATCGACGCCATGAGCGATAATTTTTCCCTTAATTTGTCTATCGTTTTTGATAATTACTCCCTGCAACCCATCCATAATCAAACTTTCATCTAAATCAGGCCGTCGCGAGGCATAAAAAATTTTACAATACAGCAGGACATCCGCCTCGATCAACGGATCGAGCTTCAAACATTGACTGGCAAATTGTTTTTCGTAGGCGAGCGCCTTCGCTGATTTGATGCTGATGGTGCGGACTTTGTTTCCAAAGCGCTTCTTCACCAACCGGCGGCTATTCGCCTTCGATGCAGGTTCGCCCTGGATAATTAGCTCGATATCCCACTCTAAACCATTGATAATATTATCTAAAATATTTGTTATTGCCATTTGTATCAACAGTTCCTATATTGCCATTATGACAATATACACCAATAAATTTAATTTACCAGACCCCGTGGTCAAGGCACTCACATCTTACGATAAGGGGGACGGCCCAGTCGAGGGGCTGAGGGTTACCACCCTCATTGATTCCCCTCAAATCAGTCTACTAAAACAAGAACACAGTCACAAACTTACTGAAGATATTAGTGGGAGAATGTGGCTTGTTCTAGGCACCGCTATCCATGAGATATTTGAGCGAGCCGCGAGCAATGCGTATGTCTCAGAAGAGCGGCTGTCCCATACTGTAAATGATACTCTCATAAGTGGTGCTATTGACTACCAGTTTCAAACCGACGATGAGGTTGACCTTAAAGATTATAAATCAACCTCAGTGTATGCGGTTCGGACCCCAAAAAAGGAATGGGAAAAGCAACTTAATGTATATGCTTATCTTATTCGCCACGTTAAGGGGCTAAGAGTTAAAAGCGCAAACGTCGTCGCAGTGTTGCGCGACTGGAAGCAGGGAGACGCAGACAGGCGTTCTGAGTACCCTCCAGCCCCCATTATGGAAATCCCCGTTAAGTTATGGACCGACGAGGAACAAGACGCTTATGTCGCAGAACGTGTGCGGTTGCACAATCACGCACAGTTGAGCGCTGAGTTTGAAGAGATGCCCCCTTGCACCGACGAAGAGCGGTGGATGAAGCCAGTAGTTTACGCTGTGCATAAAGGTGAAAATAAAAGAGCGCTTAGGTTGTTTGATAATAAGGCGGATGCACAAATATTTGCTGGCGAATCAGAGGATCGGGTGCTGATTGAGAGGCCCAAAACATACACTAGATGTGAAAATAATTACTGTCGAGTTGCAGATTTTTGCAGACAATATAACAAAGAGGTGAAAAATGACGGTTAAGAAGACCGAGAGCCTGTGGAGCAAGCTCTCTAAAATCGATTGCTCTGAGCATGTCGATAAAAAAGGTAACTTTAATTACCTTTCATGGGCATGGGCGTGGGCAACCCTCAAGGAACACTGCCCAGACGCTACCTTTGAAAAACATTGGTTCGATATGGGTGACCCATCCTATTCACTGCCCTACGCAATGGACAAACAGGGCAACGCCTACGTTAAGGTAACGGTAACAGTAGAGGGACAGTCCATCACTGAGACCTATCCCGTCACCAACCATCACAACAAAAGCATCCAGAAACCCGATTCAATGGAAGTAAACACGGCGCTCCAGAGATGCCTTGTCAAAGCAATCGCGTTTCATGGGCTTGCGTCTTATCTCTATGCGGGTGAGGACTTGCCCCCTGATGAAGACAAGTCCGTAGCCACTATAGAAGACGAAAAGCCAGCCCCCTTGCTGGCAGGTCTAAGTGACGATGAGGAGGAACGGGCAGCGATTATTCAGTTCGATGCTGGAAAATCCAAAAAAGAGGCCGAAGAACAGGCAAAACAAAAATCCATAGAAGAATGGCGCGAAGCATTTCTGGAGCATCCAGAAAAACCTGTCGCCAAAAAAGACGGGGAGATGGTTCTCGCCACCCCGAACGAAGAAGGTAACTACGATTTGGTATTGAAGGTCATCGAAACATTCATGCCCCGCATAAATGATAGAGATTTGGGGACCGATAAGAAAAAGGTGGTGTCATCCATTGGTGGATTTTGGCGGACCAATGTTGCGTCATTTGAAAAAATTATGGCTGAAAGCCCCGAAACCCACGCTGCGATCCTTGGGATGTTCAAAGACGCAAAGGCGACGGCGAACCGTGGGAATATCTGGCGTCAAACAATCGAAATATAGGAGAGAAAAAATGGCGAAAAAACCAACCTTTGGATCAGGAGTGTTGTTCAGGAACAAGGGCAAGCTGGACAAATTAAATTTTCAATCTGCAAGAAGCGCGAAAGCCTACGACAACGCACCTGACTTGACTGGCACACTCGGCTTTACCAAGTCAGAGGCAAATGCCCTCATGCAGTATCTGAAGAGAGCGTTTGAAAATGCCAACGAAGACGCATATGGCAAGGTTAACGTCGGGTTTGCTGCAACCATCAGAGATTCCGCCAAGGCGGGTGATTACCTTTCCGCATGGTGCAGCGAACCCTATGAGGCCGAGCCCAAGCAAGAGGCTCCACAAGCTGTAAGTAAAGCCCCCGATCTGGACGATGACATTCCGTTCTAGTAAGCATTTATCAAGGGTGAGGGGGCAACCGTGCCTTATATGCGGTAGCCCCTACTCCTCTGCCCACCATTTGAGGTTCTCAGAGCCACGGGCTATGGGGAAAAAGGTTAGTGACGCGAATACGGTTCCCCTCTGCCATGACCATCATATGGAGCTTCACGCTTACGGAAAGGGCGAGAAATCTTGGTGGGCATCCCAAGGTGTTGATCCCATTGAATGGATGTCGGAGTTTTTATCTAACTTGAGCGAGGGGTTTAAGGAAGGAATATGACTGAAATTAGTAATAATATTAGACAAAGCGCCTATAAATTTGAGTGCATTTTTCAAAGTATGCGAAAAACAAAAGACCACATTAGTCTGACTGTTTCGCTGCATCCCCATGAAGTGCCTAGAGATTTGCTGGCTGACCCAATTGGCTCACGCTATATGGCTGCTCTTGTCAGAATTAATGACGATGAGGAAATTATCCCGCCAAGAATCCAGATGGAGAATAGCCGACTTGTTCAAGCGGCTGGAATGCTTTGCCGTGATGAGAAATTTCAGCAGTGGCTGATCGATAGCGGATGCGCCAGCGAACTAAATGAAGAGTCGGCGGGGAATGCACTCAGGCGACTTCTCTGTATTGATTCCAGACGACAAATTGGTGAAGAAGAGCAAACTGCTGAACACTTTAAGCAGATAAAAGAGATTTTTGAAGCGGGTCAATTGATGGGGAAGAGCAGCCATGAAAGCGAGTAGTGTTTTAAAATCATTTTTTGACCGTGTAAGCGGAATTGTTTCAAGCGACAGAAGCAATAGCTATGGCGATCCTATTCTTAATCATATGCGGATAGCTGATTTGTGGAACGTGTGGCTCAAAAACCGCACATGGGGGCCAGAGATTACACCTTATGACGTTTCCATGATGATGAATCTTATGAAATTTGCGCGATGTCAGTACAAGCCATCAACATCAAGCCACGAGGATATTGCTGGATATGCATCGGTCAGTGATTTTATTTATGAAGGATTGAAAAGGGATATTGAAGAAAATGACCGGAGCCAAGGGACGACCCCACAAGATACAAAAAAGCAGGACGTACAACCTTACATTCACCATCGAGATGGTGCAGCGGGTCAGAAAAAGGGCTAGTGAAATGCGTGTCTCCGCACCCACCATCATTCGGGAAGCGGTTAAGTCGTACCTCGATAGCGGAATAAGTATTGTCCAGCAAACTGGTAATGGTTTTTCTGACGGCGTCGAGGCTGCTCTCTCTGCTCTGAGAAAAGAATTTTCTCATACGAAGTACGCAAGTGGCAAAACACTCGGAGAGGTTGCTGCTGAAAAAGTTAAAGAGAGATTGGAAAAGGAAAAGAATTGAGGGGGAGTTGACTAGACTCCCCCTCTGAGGTGACGCCCATCTGCATCATTGATGCGCCCCGTAATGGAGTCATAAGATGAACAAAATAAGAT